GCAGACGCGATCCCCGGCTGGTTGTAGAGCGGACGTGGCTCGGGTGGGGCCATCTTGCGCCGCTTGGCATCCCAGGGCCGGAACTCCTTCCTGCCCGGGGCGGGGTCGTAGCGATAGACGCAGGCGATCAGGTTGCCGGCGGCATCCAGGTAGTCCCACTTGGCCGTGGCCGGACCCAGCTCGTCGACCGGGGCTTCCGCCTTCTTGCGCTTCGGGGGGTGGCTGGTAGCCCGACCTACCAGTTGCCCGGCGATCTCAAGCACCCGGGCGAAATCCGCCTGGGTGTCGAGCCCATGGTGGGCGGCGATCAGATCGAAGATGTCACCGCCTTCGCCGGTGGCGTGATCGTGCCACAGGCCAGCGGTTTCCCCCTTGAGCGAGACCTCGAGGCTATCGCCGGGGCTGCCCAGCACATCACCGACCAGATACTTCTGGCCACGCTTCTTGCCGGCTGGCAGCAGCGTCATCAGCACCGACTCCAGCCGCGCCAGCAGATCGGCACGGAGGGCGTCGCGTTGTTGGTTGAGATCACCACCAACAGGGAAGGCCTGCGGCGGCACCGAATTGAAATCAAGCATGGATCAGTCCTCCCTGTGGCGGATGGTTGTGGGCGGGGCAGGTGATGGAATGCACGGGGGCGCTGCTGGCGCTGACCACTGGCTCAGCAGGTACCGGCAGGGCCGGCACCTTGATCGGCACCTTCTGCCAGTGCGCTTTCTCGTCGGCGAGGTAGCCGGCCTTGCGTGCCACGAAGCGCACGAAGTCCGGATGCAAGCCAACCAGGTCACACCAGAGCGTGAGGTCGTCGCCGAGCAGAAAGCGCCGGGCCTCGCGCCGCATCCGGCGGTTGGTCAGACTGAGGCTGTCGTGGATGGCGCGGGCGAGCACTGCTACCACCAGCCGGGACTCCGGGCACACGAGGAAGGTGTGCCGGTTGAGCACCTTCTCGATGGCCTGCAGCCCGACCAGGGGTTTGGGCGGCGTCCAGCGATCCACCCACTCGGTGCGGTAGGTCTTGCGTGCACTGGCGCGCTTGGAAGCTGTGCTCATCACACACCTCCCCAGCAACGCTGCGCATAGGGGCAGAACTTGCACTCGAAGTGGCTGGCCTCGGCGAAGGCGCGTGGCAAGAGCTCCCCAGCTTCCGTCGCCTGGATCACCCGCACCGCGCGGTCGGACATCTTCTGGGCCAGTGCGGCATCGAAGGGCACCAGCTCGGTGTAGATCTCCATCGAGTCGGCATTCACCGCCGTGAAAATCGCCGGGTGCTCGTGCAGTCCGAGATAGGCCTGATAGGTCACCACCTGGGCGTGGTAGATCGGCTTGGAAACGGCCAGGCCTTTCTTGGCGAGCTCGTTCCAGGACTTGCTGCCCAGCGCCTTGCACTCCCACAGCGCCGGATAGGCAAAGCCCTCGGGGCCGCCGACGAACACGCCATCGCAATGCCCTTGCAACTTGCCGTCGGCCACCGAGAAGCCGAACTGCTGCCCGTCCTTGCCTTCGGTCTTGAGCACAAAGCCTGCCGCCCGCAGCCAGCCGACCATGGCCTCTTCCATGCGATGGCCGCGTTCGAAGATGCGCAGGATGCGGCCCGAGAACCCCTTGTCCGGATCGACCGGTGCCTGGGCGTATTCGTACTGCAGCTGGCGCTCGCAGGAGACCCCGAGGCGCGAAGCCCCGAGGTACTGACGCTTCGCCTGCTGTTGCTCGCGCGCCTGCAGTCCGGCATCGATCAAAGCCTCGAAGCGTTCTGGGAAGGTCGAGGTGGAGTTGAAGTCCAGCATCACTTCGCCCTCCCACGCTTGACTGGCTGCACAGCCGTTGGCGCCTCGGTTTCCCAGGGCAGGTCATCCTCCAGGTCTGCGAAGGGATTGGTCGGATCGAAGGTGGTCGTTGCCGAGGCCGGCTCCAACTTGGCCACCGGCTGCGGAGCCTGCGTCTCATACGGCTCGATGCCCCGCACCGGCGGATACTTCGCCTGTTGGTGGTGCGCCGCCATGGCTTCCGTCCAGCCAGTGACGATGGCCTCGATCACCTGCAAGGCCTCGGCCTCGCTGTAGTGACCCAGCGGTTTGTCAAAGCCGATCTCGCCGGCCGCCTCGCCGAAGAACTTCAGGCAGGCGCGCATTGCCGCGCGCTCGAATTCGGTCGGATCAACCATGAGCACGTCCTCCTGCCTGGGGTCGGTTCGCAGCCACTGGCCGTAGAGCGCGTGAAACGCGTCCTGGCATTGGCGGCTGCAAAAGACCCAGTCCATCGGATACCGGCGCGATTCGCCCACCTTGAAGCGGTTGTCGCTGTGGCCGAGGCCACGGGCCTGCCGCTTGCAAGCCCAGCATTGACCGGCCATTCATTGCCCTCCCTCCAGCGCACCGATGAAGGGGGTCATCTGCAGCGGCTGGCAGCCAAAGGCTGTGGCGCAGCGGGTGTCTAAGATCACCTCGCCTTGCAGATCGCCAAAGCGCCGCACGCCGCAGTGGCGGGTCGTGAGAATGGGTGTGCTCATCATCGTCACGCCCTGCCTTACTGCGCCCAAGTGGGCTTGCCGCTTGGGACGCTGGAGGATGCGGGGCGCGCTGCCGTTGCGGGCGGGGTGTAGCTGGGTGCCGCGAGCGCTGCCGGCGCACCGGAGTTGCCGCCGGGATTGCCCTTCGCAGCCACCCCCATGACCAAGGCGTAGTCCTTGTGATCGGGCTCGATCACCGACTTGATGGTGTTCTTGTCCTCGCCCCGGCCATCTTTCTCGATGTCGATGCGGGCGGCGAACTCCTGGCCATCGAGATCGCCAAAGCCGCTGATGCGCCGCGCGGCCTGGGCTTGTGGGCTGTTGTCGCCGGGGTGGATGTTGCGCGCGCTGTTGAGTGCGGCGCGCACGAAGGTGCGGCCCATATTGCCCCAGGTGGGGCCCTTGGCGCTGTGCAGACCGACGTTCCACCAAATCTTGCGCTTGGCAAACGGGCCTTGCATCACCACGCCCTCGCAGGCGAGATAGACCGCGCCGGTCTCAAAGCTCTGGGTGGCCCAGCCGCCCGTCCAGCCCTGTGCCGGGTCATCGAAGCCTCCGGGTTTGATGACCATGCGCACCCGGGCCAGTGTGCCCTTGGGGATCAGATCGAACGATTGCTGTGGGTCGGCGGTATTGAAGTCAAAGAAACTCATGGCGGTTTACTCCTGGGATGCGGTGGATGCGGTGGATGCGGGGGCTGGGGGGCTGGCGTTCAAGCAAGCGGCGGCGTGCGCAGGGGCGGCAGTGCGGCCGAGGCACTTGGCAATGAGCTTTCCAAGGTGGGGTTCTTCGATGGGGTCGAGTTGGCCGCTGCGGTCCTTGCTCGGGAAGCCCCAGGCGTTGTCTGCGCCGGTGACGAAGGCGCGGTAGGGCGTGCCGTCGTCGGCCTTCAGGATGGCCAGCGTGATGACTTCATCGAGCACGCCCGGCAGCTCGGCCGAGGTCTTGGCACCTTCGAGTTGCAGCTGGTAGATGCGGCGGTTGAAGTCATCCAGCTTCTCTTCGAGGATGCAGACGTAGATGACGTGCTTGTCGCGCACGTGCTGCAGGTGCGTGAGTGCGCCGATCATCTCGGTGCCCAAGAGGCCATAGGCACCCCGGGTGTCGGGCTTGCCGGTTTTCTCACTGAAGGCGGCCGGCTGGGTCTTGCACCAAGCCAGGCACGTGCGCGAGAGCACGGTCAGGCTGTCGACGAAGTAGGTGTCGTACTTGGCCAGCTGCGCCGGATCGCCGTACTTTTGGCAGACGTGGTCGAAGTGGGCCTGCGAGAAGGTCTGCTCGGGTGAGGCGCTCGGGCTAGGGCCGGCTAGGAACACCACCAGGTCTTTGAACTCCGGCCAGGTGCGCGGGCGCAGGGTGTCACCGGCCCAGTCTAGGATCGACAGATCGCCGGCCTCGGTTTCCACCAACAAGGTGCGTTCGGCATCGAGCGTGCGGATCTGGGAGGTTTTACCGGCACCCGGCACGCCCACGAGGGCGACCTTGGCGCAGCGTTTTTCTGACAAGCGCTGGTCGGCGGAGATGATTGGGAGTGCCATCACGCAGCCTCCGTCATCAACAGGTCGGCCGCCGAGAGCGTGGCCCAGAGCAGGCTGTCGGCGCTCGCACCAGCCGCCAAGGCCAGGTCTCGCAGCTCCTTCAATGCCCGGTGGCGACGGGTATCTGCACTGATCTGCGCCCCCAGGAGCACCAGGTGCGCATCGACATCGGCCAAGGTGGCCTGTGCCAGCGGCTTGTAGATGACGCCCTCCTCGTCCAAAGACTCCAATTGCGCCCCTGGTGGTGGCACGCTGATAGACGGCGGCAAGTAGGCCTGCAGGGCATCGGGAATGCCAGGCAAGGTGATCTGGGCGCGCTCGTTCTTGCTGGGTCGGCGCTTGAGTTCGCAGCGGGCCATGTTGGTCAGCGCGTCTTCCGCCAAACGGCTGCCGATGCGCTGCACATCGCTCGTGTGCAGGGTGCAAACGATACGCGCGACCTCGCGCGGACGGGCATGGCCGATGACCTCGAAGGCATTGCTGATTTCTGAGCGCACCGCTTCGCGCAGCAGACTCATGACGGGATCACGCATGGCTTGCTCCTTTCCAGACTTGGTTGAAATGGGTGATCAGGGGAACGGCCTGCGCGAGCCAGGCAGAGAGGTTGTGGTGCTGGTAGTGCGGCACGCAGTCGATGAGTGACTCGGGGTCGATGTCGATGCGGCACAGCGACTCCAGGCCTTCGCGCAGCGCGAGCCACCGTTCGGTAGCGGCAGCGGCTTCTGGTGAGACTTCAGGGCCGTGGTAGCGGCCGTCAGAACCGAGCACCAGCGTGCGGTTTTGCTGGGCGATGCGCTTGGCTTCAGATGGGGTGGGCAGTGGCGGCTCTTCGGCCTTGATGATCTCGACCACGGCGCACTGCTCGATGCCACTGAGGCGCTGGTCGGCCACGACCTGATCGAAGATCTTCACCGCCGAGGTGCCGCAGACGCCGGCTTGCCTGATGCGCGCCTTCACCTCGCTGGCGATGACACGGATCTCCTCGGCCGTTTTGGCAAGGACTGCACGCTGGCTCTCGGCAGGCAGACGGGCAATCTCTGCAGCGGTCGATACCACCAGAGCGCCCCGATCTACCGACGCGCTCAGCTCCGGGATGCCGGACTGCAGAACCCGGGAGGCATGATTGACTGATCGCTTTCCGACTTGGAGTAGCTGCGCCCCTTGACCCTGCGACACCTTGCGCAAATTTGCGCAAGGTTGAAGATCGGTTCGTTCTCCTTGGCGCATATCAGACAAGCGTGCCGCCACCATGGCTCGCTGGCTCTCATTGAGATGCCTGCGATGCAGGTTGAGCGAAACGACCAGGCTCAAGGGGTCACCGTCGTCGGCACTGATGCGGCGCACCAAGGGCTCCAGCCCCAGTTGCTCGCAGGCGCGCAGGCGGTGGCGGCCGTCGATGACCTGCCCGTCAAGCATGAGGATAGGTTCGCGCTGGCCATGGGTGGCGATGTCCGCTACCAGAGCCGCGAAGGCCGCCTCTTGCATGATCGGGAAGATCTCGGCGGCTGGATGCAAAGGGAAAGATGCAGCCATCACTTGCCCTCCCTGTTTGCGTCCATCCGGCGCAGCACGAACTTGGGCGCTTTGGGCGTGACGGTGCGCAGGGCCTCGAAGGGTGCCTTCAGGGTCTGCGGCCAGGCCTTGAACTTGGCTTCCGACACCGAATACTTGATCTCGACGTACTCGCGCGGGTCACCGCCAGCGGCTTGGA